CAAGAATGGGCGAACGTTAGGGGGCCGACAACCAGGATAATGGTGCAAGAACTTATGAACGCAGGGTTGCGGGAGGATTTCGGTTTAGGTAACATTCCGGAGATTTACCTGAAGGTGGCGGAAAAGATGCGAGATGCTGTGTTTGATTTGGGTGATGGGTCTTTGGAGAATCCACAACAAACGCACTCTGGTGAGCTAAATACAGCTAACAATAATACCGTTCAGAACATAGCTGAGAATCAGTATGAGGCTAGACTCTTAAATCAGGTTGATCCAGAGCTCGCTGACGTTCTAGGTCCTTTTAAGTTTACCAAGATCCTGGGTGATGATAGCGTCAAGGTAAGTATCCCTGCACGTCCACTTACTACAGATGAGTTATTGCGATACACTAACATAGTGTCGATTGCAGCAGACAAGTGTGGATTTGTGATCAATCCATTCAAGACCATTGTTAGGACTTCAGCTTATGAGTATCTCAAAGTAATTGCCGTTTATGGACACTTGGTACCACAGTTGGGACGTTTAATGCCATTTAGTTCAGAACGAGTGAATACTCTGCTTGACCCAATTGAAAGCCTGAGGGGGCATGTTTCATTTATGCGTACAGTTGTAGCACGCGGTGGACCACATGAGTTTTGTATAAGATTAGTGGCGCACACCTGGAACATCAGACGCGGTATAAAAGTTGGGTTTTCTCGTTCACATGGCAAAGCTAGAGACGCTTTTGTCGATTACCCATTCTTATGCCTATGGTTACCTCAAGCATTGGGAGGCATTGGCGAGATTCCAGGTACTCTAGTCGGTGCGTCAAAGGACGCGTTATGTTACATCGCTGCTAAGCGATATGGATATTATGACGCATTGAATCAGGCGGCACACGTCCTTGATTATGCTAAAGAGAGCGGTGCAAGATCTTTAGCTAAGCAAATTTTCAAGTCAGGTCAGACGGATAAGTTCAAGAAATATGTTGAAGCACATATGCAATTTGGGGAGAAATTTAAACAAGAAAAATTGGAGGAGGAGAGGATGCCAATAGATATTGGTGATTATGGATACAGTGGTCTGGCTAGGAGGAGAGTCATTCGTACGTTAGAAAATTCAGCTAAGATCAATAAGTTAACGATTGATTCGAAGAGGTTGCGGGGAAAACAGATGCTGACTCGCAAGCTGAACCCAGAGATTAAGGATTATCTTGCCGAAATGTTTGGTTGGTTATCCCAGTTTAATTTCGTTATGACGGACGAGATACCTGATATTAGTCCTGTGAATCCTACCGCTGGAAGAGATGAGTCATTAGCGAGGTTAGAAAGGAAGATAGGGTTTTCAACCATCGGCAACGATCAGCGCGCGAGGATTTCTAACCTATTTAAGTTGCTAAAAGACAATAGGTTTAATCCAGAGGCTGAGTTTGGTTTTGATGCCTTAGTGGCTCTGTTTACCAGACCAGATATTTTTCCAGATATCGAAAGACTCACTTCAGTGGCTATCCGTATTGGAGCAGACCCAAGTCACGCTGCCGCTTTTGCAGCATCGTTTGTAACGTCCTTAGATTCAGTATTGTTACTTGAGAAAGGACAAAAGTTCTCATCAGGTGATGAGTTTAGTACAAATCTAGATCTGTCTTACACAAGAGTAGCCCAGTTAGTGGACTCTCCAGAGTGGATAACAGATTTAGGAGTGCGTTATCTAATTAGGCAGATTGCCGCGATGTTAATAATTACGACATCGATTGTTGACCCGGTTAAAAAGATCAGAGTGGAAACTTTCGGTGATGCTCAAGAATTCACAAAACATTTCTTACGGCCAAAATTGAATATTAGAATGAACCAGTTTACCAAGGCATATCCAGTGAATACATGGTACTAGTGATGCCGGGGGAAGAGATTCAGGATGGTCC